CCGCGCTGTGGGGCCGCACCGACGGCACCGACCCGATCGAGGGGGTGCTGTTCGAGACCAATCCGCCGATCCCGGTGCACACGCCAGGGCACATGCACTGGAACGACTCCGACGGCATCGCGGAGATCATGTCGAACATCGAGGGCGTCGTGCTGCAGCTCGGGCACGAGCAGTGGGTCGATGTCCGCAACAACTCGGGCGCGACGATCCTGAACGGTCGGGCCGTGCAGGTCACCGGGGCGACGGGCAACGATCCGACAGTCGGCCTGGACAACGGGCTGGGCCGCGCCATCGGCGTCGCGACGCACGACATCGCGAACAACAGCAACGGCAAGATCACCACGTTCGGGCTCGTGCGCGACATCAACACGTCGGCGTTCGCCGCCGGTAACCGGATCTACGCCTCCTCGACCGGGACGCTCACAACGTCAACGACGTCATCGTTCGTGGGGTACGTCCTGAACGCGCACGTCACCATGGGCTCGATCCTGGTGGCAAAGACACCCGCCACCGCACCGGACGGCACCACGGCTGAGCGACCGACGACCGTCGCTCTCGGATTCATGTTCTTCGATACGACGCTCGGGCACGCGGTCTGGTGGGACGGCACGAACTGGGTAGACGCGACGGGCGCGACCGTCTGATGGCCGAGTTCGATCCCGGGTTCTCGACCGCGTTCGATGTCGCCGCGGCCGAGTCGCCCACGTCCCCCGACTCCCCTGGACCGGGGCTGATCCTGTGCGGGGACATCTGCTGGGTCGAGCCGTTCACGTGCGACGAGTGCTGCACCCTGGACCTGGCCGACGAGACACTGGTCCCGCCGGCGCTGGCCGACATCGCGCGTCGGTGGGCCGCGCGGTTCCTGTGGACCGCGACGGGCCGGCAGTACGGCGGGTGCCCGAAGACGTACCGGCCGTGCCGTGAGAACTGCCCGCCGGCGATGAACTGCTGCGGTGGGTACGCGGGGACGTCGCTTGCGACGGTCCCCTGGCGTGTGCCCGGGTCGTACGACTGGGTAAACGTGCCGTGCGGCACGTGCTTGAAGGGCTGCCAGTGCTCCGCGGTGTCGGAGGTGTGGCTGTCCGACGTCGACCAGATCCTGAACGTCCGCATCGACGGCGTCGACTACGACCCGTGCGGGATGGTCGCGGTGTACGACCGGTCCCGCGTGGTCCGCATCGACGGCGGGCAGTGGCCCGTGTGCCAGGAGCTCGGCAAGACGGACGGCCCGGGGACGTGGTCGATCACCGTGCTGGAGGGGCAGTGCGTGCCCGACGGCGGCGACTGGGTCACGGGCACGCTGATGTGCGAGTTCCTCAAGGCGTGCCTCAAGCGTGACGACTGCCAGCTACCGCGCCGCCTGCAGACCATCACCCGGCAGGGTGTCACGCTCGGGTTCAACGACAGCTTCGAGAACCTCGCGATCATGCGGACCGGCATCTGGGAGATCGACGCGTGGATCGAGCAGTCGCGGTACGTCGGTGCGGCGACGCCGACGATCCTCTCCCCCGAGCTCACACGGCAGACCGTGCTCACGTGGCCGCGCGTCGAGGACTGCACGAGCCCCGGTAGCGCGTCGTGACGCCGGCATGGGGCACACCGCCGTCAAGCAGCGAAGCGACGGCGGTAGACCCGGGTTCGGACCTCCCGCCGGGCAGCGGTGTGATCCGTGTGATCGAGCTGCTGTCCGACATCCTGGAGCTACTGACGGCCGACGAGTCGCCTACCGAGTCGGACACGCCCGGCTGCCCGCTGCCGCCGTTCTGCCGCGTCGCTGTCTACCCGGGGCTCGAGGTGCCGTGGGACTCGTGCAGCACCGACGGGTGCGGCGAGGCCGACGGGCAGCTCTACGGCGCGATCCAGTCCGTGACCCGCATCGCTGGGAACGGCGTAGGCGCGTGCCAGGCGTACCAGTTCACGGCCGTAGTCGGCGCGCTGCGGTGCGCGGCGAAGCTGACGGACAACGACCTCAACCCGTTTCCGTCGGTGGACGCCGTGCAGAACGACGCGATCCGGCAGGCCCGGGACGCTGACGGGATCCGGTACGCGATCGAGTGCTGCCCTGACCGGCCGCAACGACTGAAGGATGCGGGTATCGTGCTGGACAGTTGGGCCCCGTTGGGGCCCCAGGACTGCGTAGGCGGGGCCTGGACGATCAGGGGGAGGTTCGATGTCTGCTGCTGACCGCATGGTGGTTCGTACACCGGCCGGTTACCGGAGCGTTCCGCGTCGGGTCGGGCTGGGCATGATCGCAGCCGGCCGAGCGCACCTCGCGACCGGCGGGCATGCGCAGGGTGGTTACCCGGACCCAGCACCGGAGACCTACCAGGACGCACACGCCCCGCAGGCGCCCGCTGATGACGTCGATGCGGCCGTGGTACCCGCGACGCCTGAAAGCGCGCCCACGCCCCAGGAGCACACGCAGACGACGGCTCTGCACGACGAGGCACGTACGCAGCTCGCGAGTGCCTTGGATGTCCCCGTAGAAGCCATCACGCCGACGCCGGGCAGCAACCCTCACGACGTCGTGGCCGCCGAGGGTCAGCAGATGATGGCAGCGCTCGAACAGCGCGAGCTACCGGCCGAGCCGAAGCCGACCGCACGGCGTGCCGAGTGGGCCGACTACGCCGACAGCCTCGGCGTCGAGGTCACCGCCGCCATGACGAAGCGCGAGATCCAGCAGGCCGCCCAGGAAGCGGCCACGTCCCTTGCCAACTTGCCCCAGCCTGCCCTCACGGGTGGACGACTGGAAACGCCGGAGGACGAGCCGGCCACCGAAACGGTGGCCGATGACCAGGATCCGCGTACGCGGTAGTGGGCCTGTCACCGGCATCGGTGACGTAGTTCAACAGATCCGCCAAGAGGTCGCCGCCGAGGTCGGGCGCGCGACCATTCGGCGTGTCACGCCGCGCCTGGCCCAGCACCCCGCCGGGCGCATGGCGTCCGACCAGATGAGCGTCGAGGCCGGCGCCGGCATGGCGACGGTCGTATCCCCCATGGGTAACCCCGGGGTGATCCCCGGGTTCCGTGACGCGCAGGGGTACTCGCGCTGGGGCAAGCGGTTCATGTGGTGGCCCGGTGCACGGCACCCCGTGCGCTGGGTCCGCAACTACAAGGGGCTGCGGCCCCTGCTCGAAGCCGAGATGTCGCGCGTGGACCAGCGCGACCTGGGCGATATCGACGTCACGATCCGATGAGGAAGGCACCCTGAGATGGCGATCAGAGTCAAGGCAGAAGACCGGGTCAGCGTCGCGGTAGGCGACGAGGAGATCTACCTCCCCGGCCCCACGAAAGGCGCCGACGAGGAGGGGCCGTTCGAGTTCGAGTTCCCGCGGATCGGGCGGCTGATCCGCATGCAGCGCCGCCTGAAGGGCCTGAACATGGCCGAGGCCGCGGCCGAGGAGATCGACGGGATGCTCGACTGGCTCGCCGCCGGGTTCGGCCCCGACGCGTGGGAGCACATCGACGCGCGGCTCGGGGACGTGAAGGACCTGCTGGACGAGGAGCACATGGCGAAGCTGTTCCAGCTCCTCAACGAGGGGAACACGGGCCGCCCTACTACGTCTTCCAGCGGTGCGTCGCGGCAGCCCTGGAAGAACAGCCAAACGGCCGCGCCCTCTCCGCTGGAATCCGTCTCGGCGACCTAGACGGCCGCGAGCTGTGCGACCTGATCTTCTACTGGCTCGCTGAAGGGAAAGACGAGGCGCAGTCCATGAAAGACCGCGGCATGTTCGAGGTCCCGCCCAAGGGGTACACCGGCACGCTCAAGGGCACGTCGTGGGACGTGGACGCGATGAACGACGCCTACTTCCAGTCGGGTACGACCGTGACCGCTGGGGCGGTGACCTGACGTGGTGATCCGGGTACCGGTGAACCTCGACGTCACCGACAACGACATCGCGGAGTCGATCGAGGACGAGGTAGACCGCGGTGCGCGTAGCTCGAGCACGACGCGGGCGGGCAGCATCATCGGGCGGGCGCTCGGGATCGGCATCGGTTCCGGTATCCAGAGCGGCATCCAGTCCGGTGTCGCGCGCGGCACCGGTGGCCTGAACCTGTCGGGGCTGCTGCGCGGGGTGACGGCCGCAGCTACGACTGAGGGCGACGACGCCGGCCGCGGCTTCGGTGACGGGTTCACGCGGGGCGTGAGCTCGGCCGAGCCGGGCATCTCCACGTTCGGGCAGCTCGAGTTCTCCCTCGCCCGGGTCGGCGCCGGGTTCTCTGGCCTGCTCGGTGCGATCGTCCCGGTGGGCCCGGCGCTCGGTGGTGTCGCTGCAGCGGCCGTCGCCGTGGCCGGCGCGGTCGGGCAGGCGGCCGGCGCGGCGATCTCCGCCGGCGGTGTGTTCGCGTCCCTGGGGCTGGGCGCCGTGACCGCGCAGGTAGCGTCACGGGGCCTGTCCGACGCGTTCGCCGCGCAGGCCGCCGCGCAGGAGGAGCTCGCCGCGACTGGCGCGATCAGCGCGGCCACCCAGGACAAGCTCACCGCGGCCATGGAGGGCCTCGCGCCGGCCGCGCAGCGGGTCGTGACCGAGGTGACGGCGCTCGGGCCGGCGTGGTCCGCGCTGCAGAACACCATCCAGCAGTCCGTGTTCCAGGGCGTCGGGCAGCAGCTCGCCGGCATCTCGGACGCGATCCTGCCCGTGCTGCAGGCTCAGCTCACGGCGACGGCCGGCACGCTGAACGACGCCGCGCTCGGGTTCGCACGGTTCGCGCAGTCGGACCAGTTCGTGTCCGCGCTCGACACGATCCTCGGTGACCTGAACGCGACGCTCGCGGCGCTGCTGCCGGGACTGGGCGGCGTCGGGGCCGGGCTGCTCGCGATCTTCACCGGCGCCGGCGGGCCCGCGCTGGACATGGCGACCGCTATCTCCGACATCGGCCTCGCGTTCGGCACGTGGGCGCAGGGCATCGCGGAGTCGGGGCAGCTCACCGCGTTCCTCGACCAGGCAAACGTCGTCCTCGGGGACCTGCTCGGCATCGTCGGCAACGTCGGCTCGACCCTGATCACCGTGTTCGGTGCCGGCGCCGGCATCGGTGGTGAGCTGCTGGCCGTGCTCCGGGACGCGACGGCGCAGCTCGCCGCGTTCGTGCAGACCGCCGGCGCGCAGGAGGGCCTGGCGCAGTTCTTCGGCCTGATCACCCAGACCGGTGACGCGATCGGGCAGCTCGGTGGGGTGATCGGCCCGATCTTCGCCGGCCTGTTCGCCGTGATCGGGACCCTGCTGCCCCAGGTCAACGCCCTGCGGGACGCGCTGCTCCCGGTGGCGACCGTGCTCGGTCAGACGCTCGGCACGGCGCTGACCGGGCTCGCACCGGTGATCGGGCTGGTCGCGCAGCTCATCGTCGGGCTCGTGCAGGCCCTCGCTCCCCTGGTCACAACGATCGTGGGCGCGCTCGGGCCGGCGATCGCGGAAATCGGGGCCCTGTTCACGGCGAACCTCGGGCCGGCCGTGTCCGGGCTGTTCGAGCTGCTGCAGCCGCTGCTCGGGATTCTGCTGGAGATTTTCGGCGCCCAGGTCGTGAACGCGATCAACCTGGTGGTGGACGTCCTCGGCGGTGTGTTCGAGATCCTCGGCGGCCTGATCACGTTCCTGACGGGCGTGTTCACCGGCGACTGGGAGAAGGCGTGGGACGGGCTGACCCAGGTAGCGGACGGCGTCGTAACGATCCTGAGCGGGATCGTCGGGTTCCTGTGGCGCACGATCCAGAACTACTTCCGCAACGGCGGCCGCGAGGTGATCGCCGTCGTGCGGACCTGGGTCGGGAACCTGGTCAGCTCGTTCATCAACTTCCAGGTCCGGATCATCACCGGCGTGATCACGTGGGTATCGAACCTCGTCGCACGGTTCCGGCTGCTGAGCACCCTCGCGGGGATCGCCATCCGGTTCCTGTGGGACCGGGCCCGGACCGCGTTCTCCAACGGCGTCAGCCGGGTCGCGAGCATCGCCGGCACGGGGCTCGCGCGAGCCGTCGGGTTCTTCACGCGCCTGCCAGGGCAGATCACGGGCGCGATCGGGAACCTCGGCAGCCTGCTGTACGGCGCGGGGCAGAACGTCGTGCAGGGCCTGATCAACGGCATCCTGTCGATGATCGGCAACGTCGGGTCGAGCATGGCGAACATCGCCGCGACGATCCGCGCGTACCTGCCGTTCTCGCCGGCGAAGGTCGGGCCGCTGTCCGGGTCCGGGTCGCCGGAGATCTCGGGCGAGGTCATCGCGCAGATGATCGCGGCCGGCATCCAGGCGAACGTGAACCTTCCGGCACGGGCCCTCAGCAACGCCCTGACGCCGCTGTCGCCCACGGGGACCGTTCCGCGGTCCGCGGCCCGTCAGGCGGCAGCAGCGGGTGTCCCTGCGGGTGTTGCGGGTGACGCCGGCGTGAACGTCACGCAGGTGTTCACCGGGCCGACGACGTCGGGCGGCCGGCTCGCGGAGATGACGTGGAACATCCGATATGCCACACAGGCGCGTAGCGAGACGATCGGGGGTGTCGCGACGTGAGCGGAAACAGCGGTGCGTGGGGCGTAGCGATGTGGAAGGACGGGTACAGCGAGGCCGGTGGGCTGCAGGTCCAGGAGCAGGGCATCAGCCTGGAGGGTGGGGACCCGGTCGTGCAGTACCTGCCGACGACGCCGCTCGGGTGTCTCCTGATCCCGCCGGCCGGGCTCGGTGTTCCGCCGGTGCGGTCGGGCGATGTCGCGTTCGCGCAGCGGGACGGCGTCGTGCAGTTCGCGGACTACTACGAGCCGCGGCAGCTCACGTTCCAGGTGCTCGTGGAGAACGACGGCTGCCCGGGGTGCACCACGGGCATGAGCGCGCGGCAGAAGGTCTCACGGCTCACCCAGGAGTGGTCCCGGAACTGCTCCGGGGCGAGCCTCGTGCTGTTCACGGACTGCCACGACCCGAACGCGACCGACGAGGAGAAGATCTACAAGGGGCCGTATCTGGTGCACGGCCGGCCGCGCGTAGCTGATGTGACGTGGGAACGGTCGAACCGTGGCATGGCCCGCGTGACGCTGCGGTTCGACGCCGCGGACGCGCGGCTCGTCCTCCTGGACGCGCTCGGCCCGAGCTTCATCTGGGAAAGCGAGCACGTGCAGACGCTCGACGCCGACGAGCAGAACCTGGCCGGGGAGGACTACCGGCTCGAGGGCCGCACGATGACCCTCAACGGCGCGACGGTAAACGACAGTTTCCCCGCGTCCGGTGCGCCCGACGGCGGTTCGTACTTCTCGCGCGAGTTCGTCGCGGCGAACACGAGCTCGCCTATGACGATGGACGTCACTGACTCGGGGCTGAACGCGATCC